AAATGGCTGTCAGCCAAGGACATTCGCATGATCCTCAACACTCCGCAAGGTGCATCCTCAGCGGAACCGTCCAGTCTAGGGGAGAACTCTTTCACGTCGCAGGAATCCCCCATTGCCGCCTCACCCTCGGAGTTAATGACCTTCACTTCACCGTCATCGCTAGCGGACCTCTCTGGGCCAGTGCGGCGGCGGCTGCGAGAGTTGGAGATGTCGTCAAAATAGAAGGCACGCTCGGAAACTACGCCTGGCAAGTTCACGTTGAAAGCATCGAATCACTATGCCCAAGCCCGACCCGGAAGTTGTAGTCGCCGAATTGGTTGCCGCCAAGGGGCAATTCTCCCTGTCGCTACATCGGATTCTGATGGGCGGCGTCCAGGAGTTTGGTGGCCCGGAAGAGTTGGGCAAGTGGCTAGTGAAGCTAATGAAAGACGACGAAGTACCGATTCCATCGCGGGTGTCACTGGCTAACAACTTCACCCGCTTGATTGCAAGCACCACCACCGACGACGAAGAGGACGACAACGAACTTTTCAACGCCGAACAAATCAAAGCTCGACTAAATCAACTGCAATGACCGCCCCGTTTGATTTCACCCCTGAACAGTGGCAGGAGGTAGAAGCTCGCCTACAAACGGCGAAACCGGCCTCCGCACCTACGCCATCCAATAGCATCCAGCACGAACGGCTACTGCTCGTCAAGCAGCTTCTCGCCCGTGAATACGAGGCCCTGAACCTCTATGAGCCATTGCCAATGGCCGAGCAGTTTCACAAGTGCAATTCACTATGGCGGCTCGCTGATGGCGGGAATCGCGCGAGCAAAACATTGACCTGCTGCGTCGAAGACGCTCGTGCCCTCACAGGACAAGACCCCTATCGCAAATATCCCACAAAGAATGGACGAGCCATATTCGTTGGACTGAAGCTAACCCATATCGCCTTACTATATCGTGCCCTGTTTGAGCCAGGTGCGTTTAAGCTCATCAAGGATGAACACACCAAGTTATACCGATCTGTTCGGTACGACCGCAACGATCCCCGTTCCCTTCAGCCTTACGATCTAGCCTTTCGTGAAAAATGGATTGATGCACCACCACTAATTCCCAAACGGTTCTACTACAAGCCCGCATGGGAAGATGTGCGGCAACGTATTCCCAAAACAATCCGTTTTAAGAACGGATGGCACACCCTCTGGCTTTCGGCGTTAGGCGACCCTGAGCAGGGCGAACACTACAACCTCGTTCACTTCGACGAGGAAATGCCCAATCCTGAGTTCTACACAGAGGCCCACCGCGGTCTAACGCGACTCCACGAAACCATCGCCCAGCGTCCCAAGGGTATTTGGTCGGCTACGTCTCAGGTAGCCAACATCGAACTAGCTGAATTGCGTGCCAAGGCTAAGCAAGACCCAGATTCGGATTTCGTTCAACATTTTGTCTTTCTCATCGAGGATAACCCTTACTTTCTTTCTGAAGCCCGGCAAGAGTTTCAAGACGGCTTGAGTGAGGAAGACAAGCTCACCCGTTACCACGGTATTCCAGCGTCTGAAGTCCGCCGCATCTATCCCACGTTCAAGCCCGAAGGGGATTCCGCTTTGGGCACAGGCCACGGTTGCGATGCCTTCGAGATCGACCCTGCGATATTTACCCGCTACATCATAACCGACCCCAGCGTCCGCCACTGTGCCACATTGCTGGTTGCCATCGACCCGGCAACCCAGTATCTCACCGTCTACGACGCCTTTGATATTAACCAAGCCACGGCTCGTCTGTGGGCAGAGGAGATTCGCAAACGACAGAATGGCTTTCTCTTTGAGGCTGCCGTTTTGGACAAGCAGATGGGCAGCCAGTCCACAATGGGGCGGGAGAACACGACCGTCGCCCGTGAGTATTGGGAAGCGTTGAAAGAGGCTGGCGTTGAGGTTCGCCGTAAGGGCGACTTGCAGGGATTCATTCCTAGTTGCAACGACGTAGAGGCACGCACCCACGCCCTCATCAAGACACTGGAAGTGCGAGGCTATGGCGAGCATCTTGGCACAAGCCGATTGCGGATCATGCGGGGCCTTACGCCGGAGTTGCGGAAACAAGTTCAGCGACAACAGACCGACCCCCGCAATCCCAAGAAGCGGCTTCACGACAAACGCTTCCCCTACGACTTTTGCGACGACCTGGAATACGCCGCAGCGGCCGACCTTCCCTACCACACGCCTGTTGCCATCGTTGATCCCGAAACGCCGACAACGCATACAGCCTACGAGATATTTCAGATTCGACGTTCCCTCCGCCAGAAGCATGATCGGGCTAAAGTCCGAGCGGCTTGTGGCAGTCCGTTTGTAGCCCTCCACTAGAAAGGTTCCTCAAATGTCCGCAGATTTCTACCCTCCCCTCCACATCGGCGACGACATCGAGTTTGCCACCAATCCATCCCCAGCATCTCAATGGCGACTAGGCCGTGTGGCCTGCTGCAAAACTCTGTCTTGCGACTTGATTGTCTACACCGCCAACGGCGCAGAGCCGCACCATGATTGCTTCCACGTTGACGATCCCCGCTGCAAGATTCCCCGTGAATGGATCGAGCAAGGACGCGGCGTGTTTCGATTGGCAAAGTGCGAACTGGACAAGCGGCAATTTCAGGCGGATATGCCGGCCTTCCGAGAACAGTTCGACCAAGTACAGAAAGCTATTGAACGCGCGACCATTGTCAACACCAAGAGCCGACAAACGGCAGGAGTATAACCGATGGCCGACGACCTCTCGCAACTCTTGAAGTCCGTTGTGGACCTCTGGACAAAGCAAATCAAACTTTGCGAAGACAAGAAACGCAAAGTGTTTGGCAATGCTGCGAGGGAGGTTATGCGCTATGTCGGAAAGCGATACGAACGGTTGGGAATCGACCCGATTCAAGACGGCATCCCACAAAACCCCAGCCAACGGGATTCCTACCTGACGGTCACGAACTACACGCAGGCGGCTATCGACATTCTCACCCCTTACGTGTTTGCCAAGGTTCCGAATCGGCTTGTAACTCCCCGCCGGCCGCAGATTCCACCGGAGCTTGAGCAGGCCGTTCCTGAAGCCGTGTCGATGCAAAAGAGCATCAAGGAACAGGACACCATGACCTGCTTCCTGTTGCAATGGCTCCTGAATTGGTGGCCCAAACTCTACAACCTAGAACGTGAAGGAAAGATGGTAGTTCGGGAGGCCATAGCAAAAGGGAGGGGCGTGCTTTGGCTTCAAATTCGGCGCGGCCCGGAAGGCGACATGCCGGCTTCCGAATGTGATACCGTGGACAACTTTGGCATCGACGCCGACTGTCGCCAGTTGCGGGATGCCGGCTTCATCTACAAGCGGCACAACCAAGTTCTCTACAAGATCGCCGAAATGTGGGGCGAGGATGTTGAGAAGCTGCGGGCCAGCAACACCACGGCCATGATGCAAGCGGCCTTAGAAGTGTCCGCCGACTCCACGGTGGACCCGCACAGTGCCCAGAAGGGCGACATCGGCACCTACTATGAGTTTTGGTCCGTTATTGGCATGGGCGAGAAGCTGGTGGGAGCGCCGGAGGATATGAAGGAACCCGGTCCAGTCCGTGCCATGCTAGACCAACTCGGCCCCTACGTTCACTTCGCCATCATGCCGGGCCTCGATCACCCTTTGGGCATGGACCCCGAAAAGTTATCTGCCATTCAAGACCCACAGCAACTCATGGCCATGCTTCAGGCAATGCTGGCATGGCCCATCAAGACCTACGAAAATCTCGACAACCCGTGGCCGGTATATTGTCTGGACTTCCTTCCAAACATTGACAATCCGTGGGCCAAGTCGATTTTGGAATCCTCGCTTCCATTGCAGCAGTTTATCGACCGTATCTACCAGACCTTGATGAACCGAGCCACCACGGCGGGACGCGACATCATCGTCACCTCGGAGGAAATTGAAGAAGACCTGAAAATGGCGATCAAGGAAGGTGAAGACCTTGAAATCGTCGGAGTACAGGGCAAGGTGGATAAGGCCCGCATGGACGAGCTTGTTAACTTCCTGCAATTCCCGGAGGTCAAGAAGGACATCTTCGAGATTCTTGAGTGGTGCGACAAGGTATTTCGCGAACAGACCGGCCTTAGCCAATCTATGTTTGGCGGCATCCCTCAGAGTCAAGATCGGTCAGCAGAAGCTACCAAGACGCGCGAGTCTGGCCTATCCCGCCGGCCGGACGATTACGCCGACATTGTAGAGGCGTGGATGTCCGCCGTAAGTTCCGGCGAAGCTGTTGCCGCCCGGATGCTCGTTAGCCCGTTCTCCGTCGCCCCGTTGTTTGGTGAGCAAATTCAAGATGCAACAGGTCAGCCGGCTAAAGAGGATACGCCCAACCCAGTCTACGCCAACGCCCCGCTGACTTCGGCGTGGGTCAGTCTAGTTCATACCGACGACCCCGCCGTGGCTGCGGCCGAATGTTCCTACTCCGTTGAAGCCGGTAGCGGACGACGGCGGAACAAGCAACTGCTTCAGTCCAACGCTCAACAGATATTTTCGATGCTGGGTTCGCAGTGCTATGCGATTTTGGAAGGTACTGGCGAGGCTAAACCGTTTATCATTGTGACGGAACTGCTCGGCACCGCTTACGATATGGCGCTACAGCCGCTGGTAGAAGCGATCAGTGACGTGTTCCAACGCATGGCTCAGCAAAAAGCACAGCAAGGTCAACAGCAACAAGGCCCACCGGGACCAGGTGGTGCTGGCGAAGGACCACCGGGTTCACCTGAAAACGAAGCAAACAAGATGATGGCTGGCGGCAGCGTTCTGGCTCGTCGTTGGCAGTCCGCAGCCGGCGGACCAAAGGCGATGCCATCCATGCGGTCACAGGGAAGCATGTAATGGGATATGTCTATCAAGCAACATGCCGCGACTCTGGCAAGCGATACATTGGCAAGGCCCTCTGCTCGCTTCACGAACGCCGTTGCAATCACATCTGGAGCGCAAAACGTGGCGACTCGCGGTACGCATTTCACTCCGCAATACGCAAATACGGCGAATCCTCTTTTGACTGGACAATCCTTTACGAGAGCGAATACAACTCGGCGTTATGCGAGATGGAATGTTTTTTCATTTCGTACTTCGACACAAAATGCCCCAAGGGCTACAACATGACCGATGGTGGTGAGGGAGTTCCTGGTCATGTGATAACGTCGGAAACTCGGGCACGCATGAGTGCATCGCACCAAGGGCGCAAGATGTCCCCGGAGTCTATTGAGAAGTCTGCCGCAGCAAAACGCGGGCGAAAGCGGGGCACCCCTTCGGCAGAGTGCAGAGCCAAACTCTCAGCAGCTTTAAGTGGCAGACAGTTTACCCCTGAACACTGCCTGCATCTATCGCAAGCGAAGACTGGCAAGTCACGGGGGCCGCTTTCGCCGGAGTCTGTTGCAAAACGATCAGCCACCGTTCGTGGTCGCAAACATTCGCAGGAATGGTGTGCCAACATTGGTGCCGCTGTTCGCGGGAAAAAACGTACCCCAGAGCAATGCGCAAGAATTAGCGCATCGCAAAAGGCTCGCTGGACAGCAAAGCGGACCCAAATCTTCCCCTCCACCTATATGAGTTGACCAATGCTTTACGAGTACCAATGTACGGACTGCGGCCAGCGGTACGAACTGTGTCAGTCCGTAGCTGAGATGGAAGCAACGAAGGATTCTCAATTCTGCCGGCTCTGTGAAGGCCGGTTGACAAAGCGCATGAGCGTGCCGTCGCTCCGCACGTCCACTACGTTTATGAGTGGCCAGCACGAAGATGATGGTTTCGGAACCGATGACCGTTCTCGAAAACTGGCCCGCGCTAAAGCGGAAGCGATGGGCGTGAACATTTCCGGGAAGAAGTATCATCCCGGCCTATGCCGCAAGGGCGTACCGCTCGATCCACAAGCCTGGTATGGGGATGAATCTGAAGTCCGAAAGAAGGCCGCCGCCAAGGGATGCAACGTACACGGCTCGATTGAAATGGAAACGTCCGTCCCGGACTACTTGCTGAAGAAGGCCGCACAGCCATACCAGTGTTCGCGGGCCACGGTTCAACCGGATGTTGACCGAGAAGTGAAAGAGGTTCACGGCGGAAAGGCGACAAAGAAACAACGCGACAATCTGTATCGAAAGTTTCAAGCGAAACATTCCGGTTCTCGTGCCGTGGTCGGAACCCCAACGCTGAGGCCCCACTAATGACCGCACCTTTCCTTGCCACAGCGGAAGACGTCCTAAATCGTTGTAACTGGTTTCTAGCCGACCGGCAAGAGGAACTCGACCAGTCCACCCAGCGGCATTGCGTGGAAACCGCACTCCGCGAGATTGTGGGCGAACACGACTGGAAGTGTCTGAAAAAAATATGGCGGGTGCAACTTTCCGCTACACAGACAACCGGCACAGTCACGTACCAAGGCACCGGAGGAACCTACGACTACCAATGCACATTGACCGGAGCGACGTGGCCGCTGGATGTTGTGGACTATGAACTTCGGCTCGGCCCGGCGTCTTGTATCTGTGACGTGGCGACCCGGATTTCAGACACGATTATCACACTCAAGCCGCCCCGTGTGCCCGCCGCCGATTCAACTGCCAGTAGCTACATGCTCGGCAAGTCTTGGTACGCCCTGCCACCGGAGTTTGCCGCTGCATGGAGTCCGGCCGAAAAGAACGCCTGGTTCATTGGCCAATACGTTCCATTCGAGGAAATGTATTTGTTGACCAAGTACCGCACACTGACGGGAATCGTCAAGCGGTGGAGCATCGGACCCGCCCCCGACCAATACGGCACAATGGCCATCTACGTTTACCCGTGGAGTATGGCGACAGAAGAAGAAGACCTCTTAATGAAGTTCCGGCCCCGGACCATGAACATCTCCGGCCGGGATGCTTGGAACTTCGTCGGCACGGTGTCTGTGGCAGCCGGAGGCACAGCCGTCACGGGTACAAATACGGCCTTTCGCACAATGATGCAAGGCAGCATTATCCGTTTCGCCTACGACTCGGCAACAAAACCAACCGCCACGAATGGGGCCAATCCCTACGTGTTCCAACAGTCGATCGCCAGCGTCGATGCGGGCGCACAGACGCTTGTCTTGAGCAGTCCGTCACCCGTGGCATTGAGTGGCGTGCGCTACACGATCAGCGACCCGGTTGACCTGCCGCAAAATATGTACGACGCCTTCCTGAAGAACGTCGAGCGACAGTTGGCGTTTGCCAGCGGCATGAAAGAGAAAGAGCTTGCCGTCATTGAGCGGTACTACACGGTCGCCCTACAAAAGGCCAAGGCTCAAGACTCGCCCGTCAAGCAGCGGATGGTCGCCGGTCAGTCCGGGCAGTTCCTTACTCGGCTTAGAGATTTCAAGTCACGTCCGTGGATTTCTTGAGGGGAACAATCATGGGTAACTGGATCAAGGGTGCCATTAAGAAGCCGGGAAGTTTCAAGGCTTCCGCGAAGAAGGCCGGGAAGTCCACTTCGGCATACGCCAAGGAAAAGGCTGGGGCAGGCGGCAAGACTGGCAAGAGAGCAAGACTCGCCTTGACATTGATGAAGCTCTCCAAAAAGCGGAAGGGCAAGTAGTATGGCAAACGACCATTACGTATCTGCCAATGACCTTTACACCTACTATGGCCAAACCAACGTGCGCCTATGGGCGAACCTCGGGGCAGTAGCCGACACGGGTGCTGGGGCAACAGCTATCGACGCGACTATCGCCGTGCATATCGCTTACGCCGCCGCTCGATTCGACGACCGGATGCGCAAGACAGGGCAATCATTCAATCTACCCATCGCTGATAAAAACGGGGCCGTGCCACTGACCGTCAAGAGAATCAATATCCAATTGGCTGGATACTACCTGTCAATTGGCCGCGGCGTGCGTGATTTCGACGAGAAGGGTAAACCGATCACGCGTTTACAAGCTGACAAGGATGATGCCCTGCAAACGATTGAACTGCTGGTTAAGAACGACCTCATACTCGACCTGGCCTAATGAGTACAACAAATAATCCAATTCGAGATTGCTACGAGGCTCTGTTTGCGGCCCTTGCTGCGAAAACGGACTTTGCCGCGATGTTCCCTACGGGCACTCCTCACATCGTCAAGTACAACACGAGCTTATCCTACGCCCCAGAACCCGACCTGGACGAGTGCGCCCCTGCCGACTATCCCCGTTGCCGCATCACGCTCCGTGAGTTCC